AACATAAGCAGCGAAGTAGAAGAGTATCCTTATCCTATTTATATAGACACATTAGATTCAATTAGATTACAAGAGGTAATAGGAGCTACCTCTGGATTTCTTGCATCCGTTTCTGATTCAATTAGGATCTTAGAAGAGACTAATGAATATATAACCGAATTATTTGTTTCTGTGGTAAATAGTATTAAGTCTACCGAGGAAACACAGGTTAACTTTGGACTTGCTACTTCTGTAGCAGATACTACTAGAATTAGTGAAATAGTAGAAGTTTATCCTGGGTCTTTATACATAGAAGCGATAGATAATCTAACCTTTACAGATTCCAATATAATAGGTCCTATAGATCTTCTTGTAGAAGTGGCTGATCCTATTAGGCTTTTAGAATCTGTTACAGTTTCTCCTATTCTAGATGTTTTAGCTTCTGACCAAATAAGAACTAATGAATCAGTTACGGTTTCATTTGCAATAGCTTCCTCTGTGGCTGATCAGATAATAGTTGGTGAGGCTGTTTTAACCGCATTTAAACTTAGCCTGTCTGTTGTAGATCAAATAACAATTACAGGGGAAGAGGAGGCATATCCCTATCCTTTATTTGTTGATGTATTTGATTTGGTTAGAACATTTGAGGACACAGAGTTACTTATACCTCAACTCTTTGTAGATGTAACAGATTATGCCAAAGTAACAGAAACCACAGGTATACTCCTACCACAACTTTTTACTGGTGTATTCGATTCTATAACAGTTACTGAAAGTAGAGAGGTATTCCTCCCTGAACTGGCTATAGAAGTAATAGATTTTCTAAAGGTGTCCGAAGAGGCAACAGGAACTGTCTATCCTGTAAACGTAGTCGTTGAAGATCTGGTAGGAATAACAGAAGGAGTACAACTTCAATTAGAAGCTATTCTTTTAGATGTTTCTGATTCTATTAAGGTTTCAGAGGCTATAATAATTGAAGAGGCCTTACTTGCTGTTTCTGTTATAGATCAAGTAACAGTTTCTGAAGGTAAAGAACTTTATCTTGATCAGTTGTTTCTTGCTGTGGAAGAGCCAATACATATTTCTCAGCAGATTGGCTTTTCTATGGGTTGGGCTGTTGTACAGGTTGAGGATCATGTCGGACTTACTGAATCTGTAGAACTATACCTCACAGAACTATTTACCGCTGTTATAGATCAGATAACTATAACAGAGCAGGTTTCAATAGCTCCTAATTTATTGTTTTCCATAGAGGATAGAGTTGCTGTTACAGAATCTATAGAAGAAGTTATCACAGAATTATTTATTAGTGTTGCCGACCAGATTGACATAAGTAGTGAAGTAGAAGAATACCCCTATCCTATCTATTTATCTGTTATTGATCTAATTGCGATTACAGAAGATGAAGATTTAAGCGTTTTGGCAGAATCTTATTACGAATTAACGATCTCTGAATCAATACGTCTTGCAGAAGTTGTAGAAGCAAAGGTAGGTCCACTTAATGTAATTGCAATTGACATTGTTACAATTACAGGACAAGAAGAAGTTGGTCTAACTGATCTTCTTATAGATGTTTCTGATCAGGTTAAGATTGATAGTGAGATAGAGGCATATCCTTATCCTCTGTATATCAGTGTTACTGATCCTGTTTTAGTAGCAGAGGATAGAAATGTAACAGTACAGGCAGAAAATTATTATGATCTAACCATTGTAGAATCTGTAAAGGTAACAGATATAGGTCAAGCAGCATTTGATTTATCCTTAGCAGTTAGTGACCAGTTAAGGTTGGCAGAAGCACCTAATGTAGAATTTGGTGCAGCGGAAATTACTGTATTTGATAGAATAACTGTTGATGAAGAAATAATAGCTGCCTTTGCAATCTTGGTTGATGTAAAAGACTCGGTTACAATATTTGAGTCAACGCAAGAATTGATTACGGAATTATTTGTATCAGTTCAGACGAACATTGCAATTTCAGAAGTAGATCAGGTCCTAGTACTCATTCAATCAATTGTTTCTGATAATGTAACGGTTACCGAGGATCTGAGCATCGAGGCTGTTTTCCTTGTAAATGTTACAGACAACATTTCTACTTCTGAAGTTATAGCTGTTACTCCTCTTGAAGTAAACATTACTGTTTCTGATTCGATTAGAGCCCTAGATATAATAATCACCGAGGGTTCATTTTCATTAGTTTCTGTGATATCTTCTCTCACTTATTCAGAGGAAGTAGAGATTTCTGTACCCCTACCAATCAATGTAGCAGATGAGGTAGGGATTACAGAAATAAATGAAGAGTATTTTAATCTTGCTACCTCTGTTAATGATAGGGTTTCAATTAGGGAATGGCTTGATGCGTCAAGCTACATTTACCTAGAAGAAGAACCAATATTTACTTTTACCAAAGAGGTTCTTACTTTTACTTTCGTTCAGGTTGAGAATCCTACCGCAGTGATCGTTAAGGAGATCTACTTGGTAGGTTCAATTGTGCCGGCTAGAGAATAATAGGAATTAAGATTAGGTTATTGTATTTTATTGATAGGAGGTATGACATGGAGACCATAAAGAAAGTTTTTATAGGACAGGTAAGAGCTATCAACGAAGAGAAGTTTACCGTTGATACAGTGATGTCTGACGAAACAGTGGATCGGTACAAAGAGATTATTTTTGCAGATGCGTATAAGAAGCGGCTTAAAGGATTTATGAAACATCCTGTCCTTCTGACATCTCACTCCTACAAAAACCTGACCTCGCAGATAGGAGAGTGGGAGAAGGTATGGGTTGAGGAAGACCAACTTATAGGGAGGGCAAAATATTATGTCGGCAAAGGCAACCCGGAAGCGGACTGGGGCTTTTTCCTCGCGCAACAAGGGGTGGCTGCGTACAGCGTGGGCTTCATTAGCCACAGTGCTGAATCGGATCCTGAAAAGATTCAAGAAATGCTGAAAGAGAGAGGCAAGGGCGGTAAAGAACTTCCTTACCGCGTTTACACAGATGTAGAACTGCTAGAATGCAGTCAGGTGTTGGTTCCCGCAAATCCTTCAGCTTTACAGAATTCTATGGAGGAATTTAAGAAGAGATCTGTTGATGAAAAAGGAACACCTGTACCGGTTCTTATAGAAGATTCTGCTGTATATGATTTATCCAAGAGCGTTTTGGATAAATTAGAGAACGACGATGTGTTTGCTAAGAAGGCAGCAGAATTTGATGAAGAAATGCGAGAAGAGGAATTAGAGGACATAGAAACCAAACCACAATCTCCTACTTCTAAGTTTTTTCATATTGCTGCTCCTGGACAGGAAGGCAAGCATACAGGTCATAACATTACAACCCTTACCCTTTCTGCTTCTAAAGGAATTAAGTCTCATTACTGTGTAGACGACAAAACTACTACAGGCTACATGTTTGACAAGAAGAAATGGACGCTTGCAAAGGCACAGAAGTGGGTAAAGGACCATCACAAAGCGATAGAATTTATTGACGTATCCGAAGCTGTTTTTACAACAGACGAACTTTTTACTTCTGAGGGCGAAGGATATGAGGGTAGGGAATTTTGCTTTATTAACATGGAAGAGATAAATGATGAGTTTGAAACAGAAAAGGAACTTTTAAAAGAGAAGGAGGCTGATATGGATCAAAAGGTTTTTGATCTAATGCTGGAGATGAAAGACGAGATAGCAAAGTTAGGTGAGAAGGTCGCTACTCTTTGCTTGATTGAAGAAACAACTACTGTAGTAGACCCTGTTGCAGAAGATCTAGCAGGTAAAGTGGACCTCTACGGAAAGATTATAGAGGACAAGACAGGAGATGAAAAGCTGTTGGAGGCAATACGGTCCTTAACATCTGAGATCAACAAAAAAGAATAGTTGATCTTAAATGTAGGACCTTATATATCTATTGTATGAGAATGGCTAGGTACAGACCTTATAAAGGTCAATGGTCCAAGAGGAGTATATAGAAAGAACCTAAAACAAGGAGGTAAGAAAATTATGGATCCTGTATTGCAGGCATTAGAAGATCAGAAGAAGTTTATAACAGACAGCTTCAAAGGAATCGAGGGTAAAGTCTCGACTATTGAAGTTGGAATGGGCGAGATGGACAAGAGACTCATGGACGAGATAAAAGCCTATGAGACTAGAATTAAGGAGATGGAACAGAGAGTTCATCCCACAAAGGTTTCTCTCCCCGGCCTGGAAGATCCGAAGGAGAAAGGGAAGTTTTCCTTCCTAAGGGCTTTCTACGGCGCACTTACAAAGGACTGGACTGAAGCACCCTTTGAGAAGTCAATCTTTGATGAGACTGCAAGAAAAAGCGTGATGAACGCAACGAGCGGTACCGCTGGTGCATATATTGTGCCAACGGAGGTCATTGCAGATCTTATTGAGATGTTCGAAGCAGATTCAGTTCTGATTCGGGCAGGCGCCACTGTGATGGGTGGGCTAACAGGTTCTCCTGTAGAGTTTCCCCGCCAGACAGGTGGAGCAACCGCGTACTGGGTAGGTGAAAACCAAGCAATACCTGAGAGCGAGATGGCATTCGGAATGATGAGCATGTCACCCAAAGCGGTGGCTGCGCTCGTCAAGATGAGTGACAGACTTATCCGGCTTTCCAATCCGAGCATTGAGGCAATGGTGAGGAGAGACATCGCTTTGAGGGTAGCACTTAAGATCGACCTTGCAGGACTTAGGGGCACCGGTTCTTCTTATCAGCCTCTGGGCGTTTCACAACAGCCCGGCATAAACACAGTAACAATAGGCGCAGACGGTGGTTCAATTAACTTTGACAGGTTGATGGATATGGAGTACGAACTGGCGTTTGATAACGCACTTCAGGGGAACCTTGCTTATATTTGGCATCCCTGTATTAAAAGAAACCTGCTCCAGTTGAAGGTAGCACAGTACACCGGTGATACAGGCGGTGAATACATTGTACAGCCTATTACCGAACAGCAGCTGGGTGCATGGGTTGGCTATCCGTACTACCAGACGACCCAGATTCCAATTACACTTACAAAGGGCAACGGAACGGCACTTACCGAGATTTACTTTGGCAACTGGCGTGAGCTTCTCATAGGACAGTGGGGCGGAATGGCTATCATGGCTTCCCAGGAAACTTCCGACGCTTTTGAGAAGGTACAGACCTGGATCAGGATAATCCAGGAGATGGATATAGCTGTACGTCACGTAGAGAGCTTCTGCTTGATTAATGATGCGAAGTCGTCTAACGTGTAATGAGTAAAAAGAGACTACAAAGGAGGTAAAGAGATATGGGATCGATGTTAGAAGTGTTTGACAACATTAAGATACAGGATTTGATCGCAGCACAGTCTGTTGGGACAGGCACTGTCAATGCTACGGGGTTCCTGAGAACGGGTTATGAAAGCGGTGTATTTGTTATCGCTAGAGGACCTGTTGCAGGTAGTCCCTCTGCTTTCTCGGTAGCTGTTACTATCCAGGAGTCCGATTCTCTGTCAACTGGCTATACCGCTGTGTCCGTTAGTACGGTAGAACAGACAATAACATACACAGCCAGTTCTTCTCTGTCGGATCTGGATACGGTTTCTCTGGATTTTAGGGGACTAAAGAAATATCTAAGAGTTACGGCGGTCGCGACGTTTACTGATGGTTCTACTCCGACTATGCCACTACACGTTGTAGCTATCCTGGGCAATGCAAAAACATGGCCTGTGGGCAACGTAGACGCGGTGTAATTGGGTAGACCAATAAGGGGAGGCCATAATGCCTCCCCTTATTCTAACTCTAAGGGAGAGGTGGTCTATGCAAGTAAGAGTGAGAGAAGGGTATGTTTTGTTTATTGGTACCAGATCCTATCAAGAGGGCACTGTTATAGACGCAACAGAAGAGGAAGTGAAAGGACAGCATTGGAAGGTTGAAGCTGTAAATGGTAGAAAGACCAAGGAACCTGAGGAGAAAGAGAAGTCCTTGGGTAAGGAAACAATATCAAATAGGATGATGAAGCGGCCACAAACCGGAAGGTCTTTAAAGGAAGATGGGGCCGAAAGGTAATGTTCTTATTGCCAAACGCGGGAGAGACTCATATTTAAGAACTTGTTTACATTATTTAAACAAGGCAAACTCTTCCAATAAGTACGATATTCAGATTACTGTCATAGACGACAGTGATTACCTGCCTAACGATACAAAGCTAGATCACATCTCTGTAAACTACATTCAATTTAAAACTGGTTCTAGGTTTTTCAATAAAGCCAAACTATTGAATGTTGGTCTGAGAAAGATGCGTCCAGACTTCGATTGGGTATCTGTGGTTGATATAGATATGGTATATGCTCCTTCCTTTTTTGATTCTGTTTGTATAGATAGACCGGGTTGTCCTTATATTATATCTACAGGATACAAATTGGACGACATCTCAACAGCCGTTGTTATGACCACCCACACGTCTTTTGAAGAGATTCTTCCTCTTGTTACCGGTGAGCCTTTTACAAATGCTCCCTCTCAGATTACGTTGGCTAGATCTACTATCAACCTTCTATCTAGAATATTTGATTCAGACAAGATCTTTTGTGAGGAATTTGAAGGATGGGGCGGGGAAGATTCTGAAATGTCTTTCAAGGCTCGCGAACTAGCAAAACATCAATTGATTACCAAATACCACATACCAAATATGTGGTATCATCTTTGGCATGAGGACAGCAGGGACGAAACACAGTTTCAGAAAAATTTAGAGATCTTCGAAGAGAAGAGAGTAAAAAACAATACCATTATTAAAAGGTTTAGAAACTCTTCATGATAGAACCGATCACTATAATTATACCTACAATGAAGCCGATCGAAGCGGTGACCCCTTTGATCGAAGAGATCTTAGATACCGTCACTACGCCCAATACAATTATTGCCACGTGTAAAGAGCTATCTGCATCCCAAAACCGTAACGCAGGGCTTAACTGTGCTAACACCAAGTACATAATTATGTTGGATGATGACGTTACAGGCTTTACGGAACGGTGGGAAATAGATCTTTTGTATCCGCTTATAACAGATCCGGATGTTGTAATGACATCTGCCAGGTTGCTAACCAGATATGGTAAGCCCGGTTGTATGGTGGGTGAGAATTATGATATGAATAAAGAGTTTGCAGAAGTAGAACAAAGGCAACTTCCTACCACGCTGATTGCTTTTAGAAATAACCATATCAGGTTTGATGAGATGTTTATAGGATCTGGTTTTGAGGATAATGACTTCTGCAGGCAATTTGGTAGAGAATATCCTAATGGTAAATTTGTTATTTGTAATAGAGTCAAGGTAATACATCTTAATGAGATGAAGAACCAAAAAGGCAGGTATTGGGAAGTGAATAAGAATTACTTTTTAAAGAAATGGCCAGAGGAGCCAAACAGGTGGGAATAAATGGATAGGGTAACTTTTGAAGACGGAAGATTTATAGAACTGCCTGAGGATTTCCAATGGGGTGATTGGAATACAGTAAAATTCGTTGCCTTGTATAAGACCTTTTCTGGAGACGAATTTATCGAGGCTAGCCTAAGCAGTATCTATCAATACATGTATAAGATCGTATTTGTTAATTCTGAGGTGAGTTGGAGTGGTGAGCGTGGCAACACCGTTAGGGCTGCTGTTCAGGAATGGAAAGACCAACACGACCACGAAAACAAAATTATCATGCTAGACGGGGAATGGACAAGCCAGGATTTTCAATACAACTACGGCTATGATTGGATTAAAAAGAACCTTCCAGAAACTCAGTATGTAATGCTAATAGATACCGACGAACTTTGGGAAGCACAAGAACTTCACAGAGCTATGTGGCTTGCGTTTTTAGACAAGGAAAACGAAGCATGGTCTATTAGGTTACATACCTATATAAAATCTATCTTTTACAAAATTACTCCCCCCGAATGGTGTAAGCCAACCGTGTTTATTAAAACAACACAGAAAGAGATAAAAGGTCCCAGAGGAATAAACTGTTCACCCAAAAGGCATTTGGACGATGTATTCATGCACCATTTTACCTACGTGAGAGCAACAGAAGAACTTGTTATGAACAAAATAGTAACTTCCTTTATAGGGGACGGCCCTGGTACGAAATGTGTGCCTTTCAATGACTGGGTTGAGAACAAATGGAAGAAGCTTCCCTTTGCTACCAACTTTCATACCACACAAACAGCAGAAACTTCTTGGCAAGGCATTAAGAGAATGTTTCTTACAGATCTTCCTATAGGTGTGTGGAACTCACCAAAAATTACGAGCATATTTATGCCTTTTGGAATGTTGCTTCCTGAGGAAGGAAGGGCACTTTACGACTATTCCCAAGGTTTAGATCTTGCCGTTGAATTAGGGACCTTTTTAGGAAGAGGTGCTGTGCTGCTCTCTTTGGGTGCTAGAAAGGTTGTTACCGTAGATCTATTCGAGAAAATAATGGATCTTAGTATTGATTGTTATTACCACACTCTTCCACCTACTTATCCTGATTATACTTATGAAAAGGTTAAGGCAAAGTTAAGGTGGTATTCCAACATTGAGGTGAGACAAAATGAGACCTGGAAGGAGGCGGATAGTTTTCAGGATTCTTCTGTTGATCTTATACTCATTGATGCTGATCATTCTTTTGAAGGTGTTGAAAGGGATTATGATTTTTGGCTTCCCAAAATAAAACCCAACGGGTATATAATTTTTCATGACTATGGATATGAGGGATGGGAAGGTGTAAAGAGGTTTGTTGACTCCATTAAACCAGGGCAAATAAGGGAGGTAGGAGTAGTAGGTACAATGAAAATTTTTAAGAAGGGGGCAGCTTGAAACCGTTTATTCACACAATAGAACTTCATTACTCTAACAGATGTACCGGTGATTGTATAGTTTGTTCTAAGGCACACGGGCGCAATAAGGAACCTTTTTGCTCCTACGAAGTTGTAGATGCTACGGTTGAGAATTTAAAAGACATCGATTTTAACTGGTTGCAGGTAGGAGGAGACGGCGACTCCTTTCTAAATAAGGAGGTTTTCTTTTATGCTCTAAGAAGGTTTAGAAAGGAATTTCCTGATAAAGGTATATGTCTCTTTTCAAATGCTTCCCTTTTAACTCCTGAGAATACAGATATACTTGTTGGTGAGAAGTTGTTAGATGATATCCAAACCAGGATTGATTCATTAAATCCTATCTTGTATAAACAGTCAACAGGCTTAAAACTTGAGAAGGTTTTAGATAACATCAAATACTTCTTTGTTCGCAACGATTTTATTCGTTTCCATGTCATTTACTTCCCTCTGTATGGATACAAAGATTTTTGTCAAGGATTGCTAGGTAAGAGGCCTACACATTGGCATCGAATTGACGAAGCATTACTAAGGAATGAAGAACAAGATATGAGAACATTTTTCTATTCCCTGCCTAGAAACGAAGGTATGGTAAATAGACTAGGTTTTAGAGTTAGTCAGCTTTGCTTCTGGGGAGAAAGGGAAGATGTAACACCAAGAAGTGCTGTTTGTACTCAGTTGAATGCTGCTTTCGTAAACCAGACATATATCTATCCCGACGGTGACATTGGGCTTTGTCCTTATGACGATGGTCAGGATACTTTTGTTTTGGGGAATATTTTAAGAGGTGACAAGATTAAAGACATTTGGGATAGTGATCTGAGAAAGCAATTTATTAAAGATATCTCAGAAGGTAAGTATTGTGGTACATATCCTTGTACAGATCCTGTTGCTTGTGGGATGTATAACCATAGTGGGAAGATTCCCGGATTCGCATACGGCAAAGGCACCAATAAGCATAATGTGAGGATGGAAGATGGTTTGTGAGCCACACCCTACAACAAGAGCTTTCATAGATATTGGCAGAATCTGTCCTGTACGTTGTATCTTTTGCTATCATAAGCACGTCCCTTATACTGGTTACAAAACCCTAGATCAAATCAAATGTGATATAGATAATGCACAAGCTAGGGGTAACGACTATATAGACTTTACAGGTGGAGAACCTACTTCTGTTCCACACCTTGATGAAGCAATAAGATATCTAAATGACAAAGGCATGAGATGCTGCATTATCTCTTGTGGTGTTATAAATCCAACCAGGTTGAAACGATTGCTTGCTGCTGGAGTAGACGATTGGTTGTTTTCTGTGCATGGTATAGATAAGACTCACGACTTCCTAACAGGTACCAACGGTAGCTTTATTAGACTTGTAGACAGCATGTTTGAAGTTGGGAAGAGAACGAAGTTTAGATTTAATACCGTGATTAACAAGTATAACTATACAGAATTGGTTGACATTGCTAGGCTTGCTGTATCTTTTGGTGTGTCTATTGTCAACTTTATTAACTTTAACCCACATCATGCCTGGAAGCAGCATTTAGAAGAAGCATATGAAATCGTTGCAGACCTTAGGAAAGTAGAGCCTATTTTAATAGAAGCAATATCTCTTTTAGAAGAGAAGGGAGTAGGAGTAAACGTTCGTTATTACCCTATGTGCAGAATGAAAGAAGAATACAGGAGAACAATTTGCAACGATCTGCACGTTTTGTTTGATCCGTATGAGTGGGATTATATGCTCTTTCCTAAGTCTGTGGGCGGCTATATGATGAAAGGACAAGAGATGAGTTTTGAGACGGAAGAGAAGGACGAGCCCTGTTTAAACTGCCATTTACATAATATTTGTGGTGGGATAAACAAATACTTCAACATTGCGACGAAAGGAACGATGATTAATCCAATAAAAGACTTTCGAGGCGAATGGAGGGATTTTTATTGGTATAGAAAATACAACGAAAGGACACTAATACCAAAATGAATGACTTCTA